GCGGAGGTCAGGCAGATAGCTCTCGACAGCAGCTGCGGTCTCCCGATGCAGATCGACCAGACGGCTGCGGCCCTCCATCTCGGTTATGAGGCCTGCGCTCACCTGGGCGCCAATGCTTTGCTCGGCGCGCTGCTGGGCGGCAAAGGCTTCGTCGATCGCGTCCTGGACTTCCTGCAGGCGGATCCGCGCGTGCTCAACCGGGATCAGCTGGTCAATAAATGCCAAGCCGGCCGAGTTGCCAGCCTTCTCGAACTCGACCTTCATCTGACTGAAACGGGCATTCACCTCCAGCATGGCGGCATCGGCCGACTGGCCGATCGAGCGCAAGTAGTCCGCTTCCAGGGCGGTATTGGCTCTGGCATTCGCATCCGCCTGGCGCTGCTGCTCTGTCGCGTTGATCAGGGCGGCGGCCGCCTGAGCGCGCTCCAGGAGCGCACCGGTCAGACCCTTTTCGGCGAGTTCGTATTGGCGTACCTCAGCCGAGGTCAGCTCCAACGTCGCCGCCTGGCGCTCCAGCTGGGCGACGTAGTTCTGCTGGGCCTGCAGCTCACGGTCAACGCGCTCGCGGGGTTGGCGCGGCGCGCGCACCTTCTCTTCGTAGCGTTTCTCGATTGCGGCCAGATCTTGGGCGATGCGATCTTCCCCGATCAGCTCCGAGTCCGGATTCGCCGCGCGGATCTTTTCGACATTCGCCCGGTAGTCGGCGATCGCCTTTTCCTTCTGTGCCACACGATCCAGCGACTGCTCACGGAGCTTGGCAAGCTCCTGTTGGGCAGCGATCGACTCCCGGTTTATGCGCGCTCGATCCGCCTCCTCCTTCGTAAGGGTGGCCTCGGCATCTATCTCGGCCTGCAGACGAGCACGGGTAACCTCATCGTCCTCCGGCTGCTGGATGTAATCGCTGATGCTCTTGCCGATCGCTGCCGGCATGGTGAACATCGGCGCGATCAGCGCCGACGCCTTCATCGGGCCGGTATCAAACGTGCCGAGGTCTTCAAGCTGCTGCTGCGGCGTCTTGTCCCGACCGACAGCAAGCATCTCGTCCCAGGCCTCTGCAGCTCCCTTCTTGATCGCCTTCCAGGCTTCCTCGACCAATCCGAGGTTGCCTTCGAGCTCGGACGCTCGCTTCTCCATGGCATCTGCGTACGTGTTCAGGGCCAACTCTGCAGCGCCGTACTCGTCGCCTTGCTCCTCAAGTGCCGCAATCTGCTCGTAGATCTCGGCGGTGAGGTAGTTGAACTCTCGGTTCAGCGCGGCCGATGCCTCTGCCGGCGCGTCGGCCAGCTTGACGAACTCGGCCACCGTCTCGGTAATGGCTTTTCCTGTGGCGTTCTGCATGGCAACGGCCGCAACGCCGATATCGCGCATCTGCGCGGCGGTGAACTTGCCGGTTTTGGTCAGCTCAGCCAGCGCGGCTGCGGCTTGCCGTTGCGTGCCCTGGATGCCGTCAATCTCGCGAGCCATGTCGGCCAACTGGTTGGAACTGACGCCCGCCGCGTTGCCGGTCAGGATGATGTTCTCGCGGTAGCGCTGCCCCTCGCGGCTGCCCTGGTACCAGGCGGTAGCCAGCGCAGCGACACCCGCGACAGCTACGCCTATAGCGAGACTCAGCGGGTTGATCGAGGCAACCAGCGCCTTCGCCGCATTGCCGATGCCGCCGAACGAATCCTTGATCTGGCCGCCTTGCTGAATGGCCACAAGCCAGATGGGCATGCCGCTGGCCAGGCTGGTGGTGATATCGGTGATCTGCATCGGCAGCTGGCGCACGGCCTGCTGGTATTGCCCGGCGGTGATACCCGCAACACGCATAGCATCGGTGGTGCCGCCGAGGCGTTGCCGCTGTTCGGTCAGCTTGGCGTTGAAGGTGTCGAAGGTATCCAGATCGATCTTGCCGGACGCCCGCGACTGACGCAGCTGGCGTTCCATCTCATCGAGCTCGTCCAGCTTGAGCACCACCGGGTCGATTTTGCCCAGCAGCTGCTGCAGCTCCTGCGCTTCCTTCTCTACCGATGCACCGGCCTGCTTGGCTGCTTCCGCCGCCTGCAGGTCAGCCTGGGCCTTCTGCTCGGCCGCACGCTCGGCGTTGTGGTAGGCATTCATCGCAGCGTTCTGGGCTGCCGCCGTCTCGTTCCAGGACGCGTTGGCGTTATCCGTCGCTGAGGCTACCCGGTCGGTCGCTGCCGCCAGCGCATCGGCCGCCGACTGCTGCTGCAGGCTGGCCTCGACCATCAGGCGGATCCGGTCCGCTTGGGCAGCCGCCGACTCGCCGATCTGGTTGAGTTGCTGGCTGGCGGTGGCTGACGCCTGACCAACGCTCTCGATGTCTTCGCTGAGCGCAGACACCTCACGCCGACCGGCCTCCAGATCGGTCTTCAGGCGTAGCGCGAGTTCGAGATTGTGGTCTGCCATGGTGAGGGTCTACAGCGGTGGGAGTCGCTGCAATCCTCGCGCGCGCGGGAAGGAATGTAATTTTGACGAGGCAAAAACCAGTCTGGTCGCCGCCTGGAAAAACCCTTCCAGAACGCTAGGCTCTGAACACGGCCAGGCCGGCCGTCAATATGGAGCAATGACCAATGGATAAAAGGTTGATATCAGGAGCGGCAATTGCCTTAGCAATGCTTTCTGGCTGCGCATCAATAGACTTTTCGTCTGATGAAAAGTCAGCGTTGAAATACTACGAAGGTGCACCATTTCTGCACGTGACGACGAACACTGATTGTTCCAAGACAACCCAGGTGCTGATGATCCCCCTGAAAGAGAAACGACTGAAGATATCTCCTGGGGTATTCGGATCGTCCTCCATGACCGTCAAGCTCGTAAACGGGATGGTCTCGGAGGTTGGCCAGACGACCGACACCAAAGCGCCGGAAGTATCGAAGGGCCTTGGCGAGCTCTGGGGAATGGCTATGTTGCAGGGCGCAAACATAGACCCGGACAAAACATGCGCGGCCGGTGTGAAGGTGTTCCGGATAGAGAGCGATGCCACACTGACGCCAGTGTTCTTGGAGCTTCGGTAACGCATATCCCAGCCAAGAAAAAGGCCCCAGCAGGGGCCTTTTTACTTGGTGATGCCACTCTATTTGATGAGCGACTTGTAGTGCTTATTGGCTGAGTCGCCGCCGTTGAACGCCATGTTCATGTCCAGCAGCGTTGCCGCGCGGGCTCGTCGCTGACGCCGCATCTCCGCCTCATGCAGCAGGAGGAGCTGGCGTTCAGTCATTCGGCCGAGCTTTTCGGTGGTTCCGTGGCCTGCTGCGACGAGGTCGGCATAGACGTCGCTCCAGCGCGCTGACGCTGCGCCTCTACCGCCCGATCGGCCACCACCCGATCGACCACTTCGCTTAGCCAGAAAGGGCCGTTGGCGTTCCACCAAGCCATCAGCAATCGCTTGCCATCGGCCTGGCCGAGCGACTCGATCCAGTCCACCTCTACATCAACGGCGATCGCTATCAGCTCGACCACAAGCTGGTAGTGCGCGGCCAGTACGTCCCGGATGGGCTCAACGCCCAGCCGATGGTCGACCATCAGGGCATGCAGGTCATCGAGCAGCGGCTTGATCCTCGGGCGCAGCTGCAGCCCCTCCACAAAGCCATATTCGCGCACGGTCAGAGAGCGGCCGTCGACGATCAGGATCTGCTCGGGGTGCATCACCTCCAGGTCTTCGGCGCCAGCGGAAGAAGCGGCGCCCGCTGGGGGCGCCTGGATGATGTTGCGTTCCTTCTTCTTGGCCATGGTTTAACCCAGCACCACGTAGCGGCCGTACTGGCCGAGCGGCCCGTCAGCCGGCTTGCTGGTGTCCAGCAGCGAGCTGAAGGTCACCGGAGCGCCTGCCAGCTGGTTGCCGGAAGTGATCAGCGCCAGCGTCTGCAGCAAGCCGGGGCTGACTTTGTACACCTCAACCAGACAGCGCTGATCGTTCTCGGCCAGGTTGATGCCCTTGAAACGCATCGCGTAGTTCTTGCGCTCGCCCGCGAGGAAAGCAGCCTGGGAGGACGCGCCATACGAGTAGGCGGCCAACAGCGGCTCGGTCGGCGCCGGAGCGGACGGCAGCGCGAGAATGCGGACATCGCCGTAGACGTCGAACTCGTAATGCGTACCCAGCGTCAGCGACGCCGGCGTCGGGGTGGCGCTGTCAGTGATCACCAGGTTGCTGACGTTGACGTGGTCGAGCTGGATCACGTCGTTTACGGCGACCCCAGTCGGGAATGCTTCACCGGTAACAGTGCCTGCGACGGTCGAAGACATCTTGCCAAGGGTGAAGCGGGCAACGTTGTCGACATCCAGGCGATGCAGGGTGGCAGTCCAGTCCATGCCCAGCTCAGTGAAGAACTCGCGCACCTTGGCTTTCTTGCCGCTGTAGGACTCGCGATGCGGAATCGGCGTCTGGCTCAGCGTACCGCTCAGCTCCGAGACGTCACCCATCCAGAGGTATGGGCCCAGCGAGCCATCGGGCATGATCTCGGCCAGCTCGAACTCGCCCTGGCCATAGAAGTAGGTATCAGCAGACATTTCTCACCTCACTGCGCGGCCGAATCGGCGGCGTCGGTTTTGATGACGCCTGCGCCCTTGAGGAACTCGCGCTCCGGGGCGGTGACGTCGATCTTTGCGCCGGCAGTCAATGGCGTGCCGGCATGGGTGTGGTCCTTGGCCAGGGTGACCTTGAACAGTTCAGGCTTCGCCGTTGGCTTGGCCTCGGTGGTGGGTTTGCTCACGGGTTGCCCCCTAGTACGTGGGTTGTGGTGAAAACATCGAGCCAGAGCACCTTGTTCTGGTCGCTGTCGAGAACATTGCCTTGCAGCCACTGGCAAGCCTTCCAGCCGTGGGGTGCCCAGCCCACCAGCGCCTCACGAACGGCCCCGGCGATGACCGACGCTTCGTCCTGGGCGGCGCTGCCGACCTGGTCGCGGTAGTTGCGGGTGCAGATCACCACGCCAAACACGGACTCGGCCGCGACGGCGCGTCGTGCCTGCGGGCCCGTGCCGGCCGGGTTCCGCTCCGCGGCGAGTACCACATAGGCGGTGCCGGTCCGGTAGCCGGCCAGATCCCGCACCTGGGCGTAGTCAGCAGCGCCGAGCACCTCCTCGAACGCGCTCACCTGGTCGCGCAGGCGCTGTTCGATCAGCGAGGTGGCCAAGGGGGCGAAGCTCATCAGAAGCTCCTGCGGCTTGTGCGGTCGAACACGCTCGGCGACGACTGGAACCGTACGTCGAGCTGGTCCGGGTTGCTGGTGATCGGGTCGGCCGCGCCGAGGCTGAATTTGCCGGCCGCGATCAGCTCCAGAAACTTCAGCGCGTCGCGGTAGGCACGCACGATCGGGTCGGTGTCTTCCTTGCCGCCCCGGTCCTTGTGCAGCAGGTACCGGGCGATGTCGCGCGTCCAGCCGGTGACCAGCTCGGGCGCAGGGGACAAAGGCAGTGGATAACCACGGCGCGCCAGGTAGCCGTCGATGATGCTCTCGGCCTGGCTCACCGCGTCTTCAATTCGGCGCAGGGCATCATCTGCCACCGCAACCTGGTCAGCCGTCCAGCTGCTGCGGTCGGTCCCCCGGAGGGTCGCTTCCATCAGCTCGAACGGCACCATGCGCTGGTGTTCGGCGGTGGCCACCTGGGCCAGCTCGCGAGCACCAGGACGCTCGGCCAGGGCGGCGGCGGTGATGTACTGCATGGGTTACTCCTGGACTCCGACGCTGCCGGAGAAAATCCCGCGCTCAACCTTGAGGTTGGGCTCGCTCTCCAGGATCTCGATCTGCTCCGGCGTCAGTGCGGAAAAGGCAATGCCAAAGCCTTCGCGGGTGAAGCGATAGCCACAGCGGCGGAAGCCCTGCTCGGGAATCGCCACGACCCACAGACCCTCGACGTCGCCGTCATCGTCCAAGCCATCAACAGCATCAGTGGCAGTGCCACCTGCAGACGATGCAGCTGCCTGCGCCTCCGCGCCTGGTTGAGTCACGACGGCAGCGGCCAAAGAGGCTGCGGGAGCCGCAGCTGCCGGGTGACTGGTGGCGGCCGCTTCACCAGATGCGGCCGGGGCGGTATCAGAGTGGGCAGCCACTGGGGCGGCCGTTTCTGCGATCTTGGCGGGCGCCTTCGCAGGCGCCTTGGTGGTCGACTTACCAGCCATGCGTCACCCCCAAATCAGGCCAGCCACGGGGTGACGAGCACGTCGACCACGTCGCGGTTGATGTTGGTGGCGCCGGCGGCGTTGCGCTCTGCCTTGACCACTTCCAGGGCAGTAGTACGCATGCTTGGCGGTACTACCAGCAGCTTCGGACGGATACCCAGCGGGCGCGCGTTATCGCCCTTGAGTTCCTGCATGGCGGCATAGGCCGCGTTGAAGCTGTCGGCATCCAGCGCTTCCTTGGAGGCGTAGGCCAGCTGCCACAGGCCGTAACCGACGTTCAGGCGTGCATCCACGCCCCATACGAACTCGTTGCGGTCGAAGGTGTTGTCATCCTTCTCGCCGGTCTTGGCCACGAAGTTATAGTTCTTGCGCTTTTGCAGGATGATCGGGCGCATCACACGGGTCACATCCAGCAGGAACCACGGCGCGCCGCTGCCACCCTGGAAGTTGCTCACCGAGGCTTCCTGGCCGTTGGCGCCGATCACCGGGTGGTCGGTGTCGAAGAAGAACTGGCCGTCGTAGCACTTGCCGGCGAAACCCTTCTTCAGGTGGGCATACACCAGCTCGGCCGGATGCTCCTTGGCATCCTGACCCAGTTGCTCCATGAGCGGGCTGTAGATGCCGTACTGATCGTCCTCGATCTTGTCGCGAGGCACGGAAACAGTGTTCTCGAAGGGCTTGTTCTTGATGCTGTAGTCGTGCAGCGCCAGGTTTTGGATAACTCGGTCACCGAGCCACTCACGGAAACGGGTGGTTGCACCCAGCCAGCCGTACTCCTCGACCGAAGTGGTGGATTTGACCTCCATGACGATCTGGTCATAGTCGATCGGTGCATCTGCAAAGCCGCGTTGGAACGAGGCTTTGAAACCGGTATGTACGATGGAGAGGTTTTGCTGATTGATGATCATCTGGGTCTTGCTCCTTAGATCTCGACCCAGACGCCATCGCTATCCACATCGCGGATAACGCCGGCAACCGAGCGGGTGTTGGTGGCAGAGGTCTTGGCGACCGTCTGGTCGTCGACGATGTAGGCACTGGCGCCGATATCAGCGCGGGTGATCTCGTCGGCCGAGGCGCTGTTGGCGAACGGGAACACGCCACGGCGGCTTTCGATGCGCAGGTCACCGGCAGCGCCGTCACGGTTGTCCACCTGCTCCTGGGCAACGCCACGCGCCTTAAGCGTGGCGGAGGTGCTGCCCGGCACGGCAAAGCCCGCCGCGTTCAGGCACATCAGGGAGCCGGCGAAGATGCGGGTACTGGCCGCCACCGGGTCGTTGAACTGCACTCCATCACGACGCACGGTGTTGCGGTCTTTGGTCAGAGCAACCATGGGTCAGGCCTCCTTCGCGGCTTTGAACTGTTCGGCGGTCAGGCCCATGGCCGAGCACACAGCCAGCTCTTCCTGGGTGAGGCCGGTTTTTTCGTCTGCCACCGGAGGCTTGCCATGGGTCTGGCTGCCGGCGATGGCCGCGATGGGCTGCGCTTTGTCCAGGTATGCGGTCAGGGCTGCGCGGTTGCTCTTACCGAGATCACGCGCCCAGTCCTCCATGGTCTTGTGCAGGCGGCCGTCTTCCAGGCCGGCAGTGATTTGGCTGTCGAGATCCTTCTCGTCACGCTCGCCCAGGCGGGCGGTCAGCGCGGCCAGGTCAGCTTTCAGGCCTTCAACGACGGTCACCGGAACGAACTGCGCCGGGTCAACGCTGATGGCGGCCTTTGCCTTCAGGCCGGTACAGGCAGCTACCAGGGCGGGAGCGAAGGTTTCGCCGTCGTCCAGGCCCAGCAGCTTGCGCAGGTTGGTGGTGTGGGCGGAGAGCGCAGCGACTGCCTGCTCTTCGGTGGTGTTCTCGGCCAGGCCGAGGGCGGCGATCAGCGCCAGCAGCAGTGGGTTCACGGGGTTTTCCTCTGAGGAGTCATCGAAGCAGCCGAACGACGCGGCGGCACGCAGGCTGAGTTCCTGCATTCCGTCGATTGCCGGGGCATTGGTGAGCGCGCCCATCTGCACGTCCAGGACGTCGCCGGTGGTCGGGTGGTAAAGGAAGACGGGGGAGAAATACTGGTACTCGCCATTGGCGATGTACTGGGCGGCGCGGGCGGTCAGCTGCACTTGTGCGAACAGGCCTTCACCTTCACGCCACTCCAGCGCCTGGTACCAACCAGCAGCTGGAGCGGGCTGGCCGTTCTCTTCCTTGAGCAGGGTCTGGTGCTCATAGTCGACCACGCGCTTGTTCTTGCGGGCGTGGAAGCGCTCGATGACCTTGGTAGCCACCGCCTGGTTGATGTGCCAGGACGGCACCTTGATCTCGCGACCGTCGGCCGGCAGAAAGTGGCCAGCCGGGGTCACCTGAACCCAGATGGTGTTGTCGGCAGCTGGCGCCCCCAGTACGAAACTGCAAGCGGCGAGTGCAACGGCGAGAGGGAGGCGTTTGGTCTTCATGCCGGCAGGTTGGCGCCGGCGCGTGCGGAAGTAATTTTGACGCGGCAAAAATCTATTCGGGCGGGGTTTCTACGGCGAGCAGCAAACGAAGCGGCGGGAAGGCAAGCGAGGCGGCTTTATAAAGCCCCAAACAGGCCCGTACGCGCCGGTAGCCTGCCGAGAGATACAACGGCAGCCCCTAAATGCGTGCAGGGGCCCTCTGCGGCGTTTCTAGCGTTCGCGCATCAAGTACTTCATTGCGATGCCTACCAGGGCGTATTCGTCCTCAGAGCTCACGCCGAGGAACGGCCGCGCGGGGATCTGGATCTTGTATGCGCCAATGGTCACCCACTGGGCGAAGTTGCTCTTGCGGCGGCTGACGAACTGG